GGACAAGTAATTACCCCTGGTGATAAATCAGAAGAAATTAGATCCCACTCGAAAAATCTATCTGATATGATTTTCCTTAAACGACATTTTGTCAAATTTGGAAGCATTTGGATTTGCCCCCTTGATAAAGACTCCATTGAAGGAGTATTTAATTATTCCTCACTCGAAGACGATGAGGTCGAGGAGTGGTTCTCCACTATTCTCGAACAATTAGTGGAAGCCTCTTTATGGGGCAAGAAGTATTTTCATCAATTTCAGAAAACACTCCTCAAATTCGCATTGGAACAAAATTTTTACGACCAAAATCGTGTTTTGTGCTCTCGAATTTATCCAGCTCTACGAGCAGAATTTCGTCAGATTTTCTGCATCGCGCTTGATCGATTTGGGGTACTTGACTCCAATATTTCACAAATATTAAGAAATAATTTGTCAGACAACAAGAAAGCTCTAATCCACTACGAAAGAATTGAACTAAAGCGTGAGGTCCGGGACTCTGTTAGTATCAAACAAGAAGAAAACAAAGCGATTTACCAAAGTAAAACAAACGACTCAAACAATTTAAGCCAAAGGAATTCAAGCCAAAATAGTTTCATCCTGACTATGAATACCCAAACGCCTAATAAAATGAATGTGAGTAAGGCTTCACGAACCTTGACTCTGAATGGCGGTCTTAATTCCGCCAATGATATTGCGCCTGAAGGGCCAATTCAACCTCAAAATGTCCAATCAGATATTGGACCACCAAAGCTCATGTCTACAGCAGATGGTATGGTTTGGGTTTACTCATTACAACAGAGTGAACAACCTGTTAATTCAGGTTATGAAATCCCCAAACTCATCGAGAAAGCTATGTCCCTCCCAAACGAGATTCAACATTTCCAACTCAGTGACAATTTTACCCTCGGCGACGGTGCAACCTTTGAAAAGTTGTCACCTACTCTTCTAGAGGCAGCTCCAAAAGCTTACAACCTTATGCGTGTGTTTGATTACATGCGCCCGAAGACTACTATCCTTCGTTTGGACTGCAGACCACCAATGGGCTATGCTCAAATCATCAAGGTAGTTTCGGCTGCCATTGAATCAACGGATACATCTGTGAATAACAGACAGGGCGTAACTTACGACCTTGCTGATAATCCAACTATGTATTTCGAGGTTCCTTATGGATCTCGGGATTTCATGAAGACCAGAGACGAGCGATTTTTCGCTGTTCTCGTTGGAAATATCTCTGACCCTGTCAATTCTACGACTAACCCAACACCAATCTTTATTAAGCCATCTTATATGGTTAATGAACTTGACTATTTTGTTCATCGAACAGTGCTCCCCTGTCCACCAATTTTTGGATTTGGAAGCCGAGTTAATGGAGGAGGAACTCTTGGACCTAGTTCTCTTTTTGGGACTGTTCCAGTAGTTACTGGAAATCTAGGTGTAACAGCCTTGAATTCTACGTTAACTTTCTCCCTGCTTGGCACCTATCTGATTGTTGTTGACATCGGCGGAACATCGATCCCTCTGGATACAGTTTTTACTGCTTCTGGAGCAACAATCGATTTTCAAGAGGAAGCTACTGAGACCCCACCAATTCAAAACATCAGCTATGTTGTAGCAACTGTCAACACTATTGGAGCAACTATTACAGTTGGAGCTCTTACGGGAGCAACAATAACTAGTAGTGCAACACGCATTGCTCCTTATAATGCTACAATTGGATTTTCGTCTAGAGCTAAACCTCTAGATGATAATAACGAAATGGACAATGAAGTTCCAAAGAGGAAGTATGGAGATGGAGAAGCCATCTACCAGATGGAACAACCAAGAGATGACGATCCGTATGGACCCGACAAGGTTCCCTCAGCACCACCAAGGAGCCCTGTAAGAGGACCGGCTCGTTATCAAAGTGACGACCCTAAATATGACCCCGAACACCCAGAAATTGATTATCCTGATTGTGTTCCACTCTCACAGTGTACACCATCTTGGCTTGAAAAGGCTAAGAACGCGATTGGGATTGCAAAATCTCATGACTGGGTTTCCATTTTAAAGGAAGAATCAGACATTTCG